CAATTTTCAATTGATACTATTTTGTAAGTTCTGTCATTGAATTTTACCCTATCCTTGTTTTCAACTTCAATAGGACGACAATACAATTTAGCATCTCGAAAATAGGTTGTCTTACTAAGAATAGCCTTTTCTTTTCCTGACGTCCAGTTTATTCTGCAAGGCAAATTCTTATACGAAACCATTTCACTTTCTTGCCAACCACCAAGACCATCTGGTGCTCGGACGGGTCGAACAACATCCACTTTGCTGTTGAACAAATGCAACATCTAAACTGCTCCCAGCATAGCTTTTTTCCTGATGTATGGCCTGAGCAATTTGTCGATTGCTTCCACGCCTGTAAGAAATCTTTGGCTATCTGCTAATGTGTAGCTATAATCGCCCAACCGTTCGCTTTTAAGACCACCACCATATTCAGGATATAAAGTTGGGTCGTTTTCAGCTTGGCATAACATGGTTGCTGCTTTTTTAATGGCAACAGGCATTTCCAAAACATTCCAACCATACACACCTGTAACCACAATGTTGCCAATACCTTTTGGAAACAATCCTGTGGCGGCACCTAAACGATATTGAAGCCCTGCCAAATCTGATCCTATTAAATCAGGCTTCAGATAGACAGAGTTCTTATCATAAGTCCACCAATCTGTTGACAATTCAATCCCATACATTTCAACTTTAGAAACCAACAAAATGTCAGGGAACAAACCAAGAAACAATCTGTTCTTGCCGTTGCCATCTAGCGTCTTTACAAAATTTTTACGATAGAAGAAATCTTTGGTAAGTTTTTCGATCAATTGTTCTGCTCGCTTTATGACATCCAACTTTTGATTGTCAGTTGCATCTGCAGGAAAATTATCCACATCAGATTCATGTATATAGTTTCCAAAAACAGCCATTACACTTTATTCCATAAAAGGGCTTGTTTTCAAGCACAAGCCCTAAAGCTTTTTGATTTTTTGTTATAGGCCAAGGTCTAAATCAATGAGAGCATATTCAGCAGCAGCTTGAACAGCTAATACTCTACCCCAATGCCCTTTAGTAGTAACAGCAATATCACAAGCACCAGCAACTGCAGCACCGTTGCCAACAGGGTCACCAATTACAAGAGCACCACCAGTGTCAACCAACAATGGAGCAGGTCCTTTTACCTGGCCCCAGAAATAATAACCAGCAGTTATGGCAATCAAAGGAACACCAGTTTCTCTGGCAGTCAATGCTCCAGTTGGAACTACAATGGTATCAAGGAAACGGTTTTTGACGATGGTAACAAGTGCTGTTGCACTAATAGCCGAAACGACAGAGTCGTAAAGTGTCACCCATGGCAAAGTCTCATGCGCAGTATTACTTTTGATTTTGTAACACTGCCCCAGCACGGTGCCAGTCGAAACAACAGTCAAGAAACCATCTTTCCATTCATCAGCAGTTAGTACTGAACCAGTGGTAATTAAAATTGTACCTTTAGATTGATCAGCAGCCCAACCGTATGCTGTTTGCACTTCATCTGCCCAGTTAGTCATTGGAGCTTCTGCTTGGCGCATTGTTGCAATGGCGGCTCCTGCAGCATCCTTCTGATAAATGAACTCTCGACCATCAATCATCCGCAGCTTGCTTCCTAGATAATAGTTCTGTGTAATGCTCTGTGCATAAATACTCTGTTCAATACCACCAGCAAGCAAACCACCTGAGATGATACTACAATCAATACCATATTTAAATGCTTCCTGAATACGGCGAGACACCATCTGGCCGATGTTAACAGAAGTACTCAAATCAACTTTTTCGAAACCCATTTTAATTCTCCTTAGTTAATAATTTTTTCCTTTCTTTTTTTACTTCTCATTTTTATCTTCAGAAGGAGTACACAACAGTTCAATCAATTCTTTCTTTGTAATTTTCTCTGGCACTTCAATGCTTCGCTCTTCTGCTAATTCAAGCAACTCACGTTTTTTCGTCTTTTTGTAATTGTTATTTTCAACAATTGGTTCTGTTACAAAGGCAGGAGTAAGAGCAGGGACAAGAGTCGTAGTACCAGGTTGCTTGGAAATATTTATCATTGACTGTCCAGAAAGAGCTTGAACCACTTCCAAGTCATCTGTCACTATAGCTGCATCTCGTGAGATTGAAATGTGTTGGTTCTTGAACGGCAACTGCTTCGAAGGACCGTAATTTCGAATCACATAGCTCATAACTTAATCTCCTTTATCCAATAATTAATTTTTCCATCAGAACACAAGCATTGACATTTTCAATTGCCGTATCGGCTCTCATTGAATAGAACCAATATGTTGCTTCATCAGCAGCCACTCTCTGTGATTCGATCTTGATGTCTCTTTGAATGCCTACAATCAAATTGCTCTTGTGTGTAAGCAAACAATCAGCATGAGTTCCAGCACCATACACACCACCAGCAGACATTGTAGTTCCCATTAATGGAGCAGGCACAATTGGCACTTGACCAAATTGTAACGGTGCTTGGCCAAGAACCGCTTGATCGCCAAGAATAGTTGAACGTGCGGCAAGAGCATTAACATAATCTTGTACTATCTGGTCAGAAGAGAAGAATCTCAAGTTGGCAAGACCTACTTTTTTATATTTCGAGTCAAGCTTCTTCAACATATTGCCATACTTGAACTCCCAATTATAAGGAACGGCAGCAGCTTGTTCCACAATCTTACTGCCTGCAGCCGCTGCACCAGCCAATATACCCACTGTGCCATTTAGTGTACAATCATAAGCATGGCATCTCCAAACTATGGGAGTTACAGCACCATCGCTAACTGTTGCACCAAGAGTGGTAGGCCATGTAGGTTCAGCAGCAGTATGAGTGGTTCCTGCATTCAAAGCAATGTACACAAAACCATTTGGTATTGTTGGCTCAACAACATCACCAATAACAGCAGCAGTGTTAACAATCCAAGGAGCTTCATTCGCAGCCGTCATCAGAATTGCTCTGCCCGTAACTGTATTCCAATATGGGTCAGCTACAACTTGACTGTTACGAATTCTATACCGCCAACCATCCCAAATGCTGCGAATATCATCTGCAGCAAATGCTGCGATACCTGCTGTATCACCAATCCAAAAGGCTTCATCCAGTTCGTTGGCAATTTTGGCTGCAACCATCTTCATAATGTGATCTGCAAAACCATCACCTTCGATATTGTCTTCAAGATCATCATCAAAGATAGCAACACAACCACGAACCTTCTTGCTGACTAATGCAATTTTCTGGGTTGAAAGTGTTTTCAAATAGTCAGATGAAGAAAACGTGGTTCCTGGATGCAAAAATCTTTGCTCAATACCTAACGCTCGAATGTTTTTAGTTTCTTTTGTCATTTTAACAACGCGAGCATTATTCTTAAGAACAGATTCATCAACAATGTAATCAATAAATCTGTCTGCTTCTTCTGCAGCAAGAACAATTGCAGGCAGACTTATCATTTTTTCGATTTGCTCTTTTTTTGAAAGCAAATTTTTGTTTGACTTCATTTTAATTCTCCTTTATAAAGTTTCATCTAAATTTTTCTGGTTGAAAGGCTGGGCCAAAGTTTTTTGCTTTCTGTGTCAACGTTATCATCATCATCGTCATCATCATCTTGTCCTTCAACACCTTTTTTGACTCCAGTGCTCTCTTCTACTGTTTTAATTCTCTCTGACAAATTTTTGACCATTTTAACCAATTCTTCTTTGTCGTTTTTACCTTCAAGTTGTGTGATTGACTTGGTTAATTCTTCGATGCTCTTTTTGAGTTCAGGGTTTTCCTCACTAGATTTTTTTGCCTCATCGGGAAGAATCGCCTGTAGAGCTTCCAGAGCTTTAACAGCAGCTTGGATTTTTGCTAAGGTATCCTTCGAAAGTTTAGCTCCTGCTTTTTTAACAGCATCTTTGCCTTCATCTTCATCTTCATCTTCATCTTCATCTTGCTTCTTGACAGAATAGTCACAACGAAGACCTGCTTGTTTGGCAAGAATACCAACTGCTTTTTCTAAATCTTCTGGAAAATCTGCTTTGTATTGTATTGCAACTTCAAGAGCACTGTTAACAGACTTTACAGTCTCATCATCCATCTTGGCAATTTTTTCAAAGTCAATCTCTTCTTCATCGAAATACTTCTTCAACAACTTTGCAATTTCTTTGTTCATCTTAATTTCTCCTTTACTTAGATAAAAAGTTTCGGTACGGCTAAAGCCATCAGAGGATTTAACAATTTTAGAATAGGAACAATTTACAGCAGCGTCCTTTTCAATTCCATAAAAACTGAAATTGAAATCTCGCAACTTTCCTAGATCGTCTCCATTCATTTTTATTTTCGTTCCGCTTGCTGTTCCGTCACTTTCTATCGCTGCATTAATTTTTGTTTTCTTTGACAGAGATCCTGTTTTGGGCTTCCCTTCTTGTTTGAAAAATAAGAAGCGTTTCTTTGTGGCTGCCTTGTCCACATAAGAAATTTCCTTGAGTTCAATATCCTTCAACTTACGTGCTTTGATCATTTTGCGATCTCCTAACTAACTTTTGCATAGCCTGCCATTGAATAACCTGTAAGATGTCCTTCTTTTATATCTTTCCATACTTTCTTGTCAAGAACTCTGGTAACAAGTATCCATGACCCCTTTTTAATTTGCTGGTTACTTACCACGAAATCTGCTGGGGCGATATAACTTTCTAATACTTTTACCTTGATTTTCTTGCCCTTATGGTTAACTTTGAAAAGTTGAACGTCCTCCATAAATTGGTATGCAGCTTTTTGAATCTCTTCTGTATTTGCTGTATCACCTTGACTGTCTTCAACATCAGGTTCATACACTACACCATAAACTATGTGTTCATCTCCTTTAGCAATTGGAAAAATTGGAACAAACCTTTCGAACTTTTTTTCAATATCAGGCTTCAAAATGTCTTGTTCTTTCTCTATCTCAATTTTTTCAATCTTTTTAACTGGACACAACATCTTATTAAATAATGGTATGCATTTACCAGAAAAATCTTTCTCATAAACAAAAATACAATCTTTGTTGATTTGTTCTCCAATTGTTTTGAGAAGTTCTTTTTCCAGAGCTTCATTTTGATTTTCTTCATTATCTCGAATAATAACTTCTATTTTTGCTGATTTGGCAAAGTCCTCTTTAACAAGAATATAAGAAGTCATTTCAGAAATATTCTCAAATTGAGCAGGGTCTATTCCAACTTGTAACACTTCCATTGCTTTCCTGAACGCTTGTCTGTCAATGTCACAGGTGCTGTGTTCCAGACTTCGAGAATTTGTTTCTTTCAAAAGCATTCTGTATTTAGTAATAAAATCACTGCGTTCAAAGCATCCAACAACAGCTTTGTCGTTGTCTTTAAAATGTTTATCCCAAAGTTTAGTGAAGCTCCATCGGAGTGATTTTAGTTCACGGTCATCAACTTCAGAAAGACTCTTTTTGGTAATTTCTTCTATTCTCATTTTGATTTTTTAACCTCTATATTTTTAATGTTACCAACAAACTCGAGTTCAGTGCCTGTTCCAATATATTTCCTCGCAGGATTATACTTTGGTTTCTTCTTTTTGGTAGTTTCTTTTATTCTCATTTTGACTTCTCTTTAATCTGAAATTTCTTTCATATACACATGCAGCATTTTTTTACCTGAAATGCCATAAGGTTCCTCCATACGTTTGATAACTTTAAAGCAAGTGTTAGACACAAACAAATGTTCTTCTTCTTTATATACAGCATATTTAGTTATGTCCCGTGCGCTTCTTCCTTCTATATGGAATATTATACTGTTCTCTGCTGGTTTCCCGTACACTCTCGCAAAATCATAAATTTTACCTTCATCAGTAGACGTTGACATAATAGAGGCACTTCTAAAAACGTTCCCTTCTTTATATTGTTCAAGAAACAAATCGTGTTCTCTTCGAGTTTTAAACGCCATACCACGATGGTATGTTCCTTTTTTTCCAGGCATCTTTAACAGAGCCTTTTCCATCTGCTTTGCATGTTTCAGTGCTACAGTCCTTGTCATCATGTATTCAGGACTAATTGGAGCTCCTATTTGAGCTTGAACAATAGGCACATGCCATGTGTTACTATAAGTAGAGATAAGAACTTCATCATCTCGTGTCATTAACTTGCCACTGGCTTTAGAAGGAATAGGTTTCACAACAGCCTTTGCTTTTGGAACAACTCCCCTATATCTTAACTTATGTAAAGACGATATCATATTTTCCCGCAGCCCTTTGTCTTCAACTGTTTGAAGACGTTCTAGAAGTGAATCTACTTGTTCACCACGCAAATCTTCTGGTGGGATACATTCTGCTTTTTTCATTCTTCCGCCACAAGCAGGCACACCACCTATTACAGGTAACATGCAGCATCGACAATTTGGATGTACTGTAATTATTCCTTTTGCTTTGTCTAGGGGGTATTTATTTCCACGCATTGCTTCACAGATGGAACAAGCACCGGCAGCAGGAAGAAATTCTACTTGTTCAATTCCTGTATTCTCTAATCCTTGAACATAACCAACATTTTGTGCATTGGCTGCTTCTGTTCGAGCAATTGTCATTGCTCTCCTGCGGTGTGTGCGTCCTGCATAAGTATTGGCACGTTTGTCAATATTCTTGGACGACAGTTCAGGACGTTTTTCTCGCAGCCAAGCTTTATAATTATAAATAGATTGCGTTTGTTTTTCTGTTAATCCTACTAGAGGACGAATCTCTCTGGCAATCTTATCCATTGATTTGCCTTCTTTGAGTCCTTCTTTAACAGCAAATCGAATTCCTTTTCTTGTTTCTTTTGTTACATCCACAACTAATTTCGCACCTATTTCATCTGCTGCTTTTACCGCATTAAGACTTAATGCATCAAACCCTTCCTTGATTTTGAACAAATCATAAGCTTTGTTGCCGCCCGATTCCAGAATTTCTAATGTCACAAGCTTAAGTATTTCCTTGCCATGCTCTTGTATGTATATCCAGTCTACTGGATCTGGAACGGCAGACTTAACAAACTCATGAGTTAAATCTTGCTGAACTTGCTTAACAGTAAAGTTCATCCATTCTTGCACCTTCTCATGCAGACGATTGATATTCTTCGTAAGCAGATTATCTAAACTGCTCTGTATACCATAAGATTTTTTCTCAATCGTTTGTTGCATCTTGTTTCTTTTGTAAAACAGATGGATTCTTAGCAATAATTTTATAAACAGAATCAGCATCACCTGAACGATAATTAACAGGAAGCTTGCCAACTTTTTTCTTTATGGCATATTTGCACTGAAAAGAACGACACAAAGGAGGACGGTATTTGTATATTTTACACAATCGGGTCTTTGAATCAAAAGACAAACATTTCCACAATCCGTTAATTTTCTTAACCCAAATAATTCCCGCTACATACAGCCAATCTCCAGCTTTGAGATTTGAAGGTAGAGCAGAGCCTTTATATTCTTTTCGTAATTCAAGTGTTATATTATCACAACAAGTAGACACACATTTTTTACAACTAAACTTCTTCATCTTGTTTCTCTAAAAATTCTTTCTCCGCTTTGGTCATTTCTTCTTCAGGAGCACCTACCTCTATTAGGTTAGCCGCCATATAAAACTTATTGCCTTCAGGATAAGGCTTGTGTCCAAGAGCATTTCTCGCTTCATTTGGTGTGAGCATGGCTCTTTCAATTTGATAACCCAACCTTTTCACCAACAACTCAAGGTCTCGAATGTCAATATCGTTAAATTTAAACTTATAAGTTTCAGAGACAAGAAGTTTTTCATTTATTATATCTTCTAAATCTTCTTGCAAAGGTTCTATCACAGCTTGTATATAAATCTTTGTTGCTTCTTCTGCAACATTGCCACCAAGTTTGCCCACGATACGAATGCCAATTCTTTCTGGAGGCATAGAATATGCCATAAGAATATTCTCTTTTAAATCTTGACGGTAAAGTCGGAAGCTGGCTTCTTTAACTTCCGTAACTAATGGAATGTGTTCAAATTCACCTCTTTCTGGAGGCTCAACCACCAATGTTCGATGAGCGTTTTCTGTTCCTTTAATTTCGGTGTCCAAGAATTTTTTAATGTTCTCTGCAGAGTCTTCTTCCCATTCTCCACTTATAATAATGATAGCAGAAGGTACACCATAGTTTTGGAAGAACGCTAAGTTATAATCTCGTGCGCTGATAAGTCCTACGACATCTCCAATTGCCGCAATGATATTTGGAATACCATAATAATCAGATTTAGGATAAAAGTTTTTGTAAAAGATTAGTTCACTTGCTCTTGTCTCAAGACTGTACTTTCCTTCTGTACCGTCTTTACTAGAGATGTCTTTACTAGAGCCAAATTTCTTGAACCAAACTTTTTTATTATTTCTAATCTGACAATACTTCTCCTGTGATTCATGTACTCTTATGGTATGTGCTGGAATATGATAAATCTTTGCAACTTCTTTTTTATTATTACGCACTACTTCTAAACCAAACCAGCCAACAGAACCCCAATCAATTAATAGTTGTTTTATAATGCATCGAAAAGAATCTTCTAAGTTAACATTACCTAAAAAAGTTTGAAGTTTTTCAAGTTCAGTTTTATTTTCTTTCTTTTCTTCTTTGAGTTGCAAAATATATCCGAGGCCTGCGACATCTTGTGCTATCTGGTTTACACAACTAAAAAACACAGAATTAGATTCATAGTAAGTCAAAAAACTATTTGGGTCATAAGGAGGAGACACCAGTCCATTTTCCATCAACCACTTTCGTCCTTCCTTAAGACGTTTTGAAGAAACTTCTGTTTCCTGCTTTTTTAGAATGTCAATAGGAAACAACCCTTTGTTGGTGGAGATATAAACTTTGCCTTTCTTTATTTTAGTCTTGTCAACCATATTTTATTCCATCAAACGTTCCCAGAGCATTTTACCCAATGATTTCTTTTGTGCTTCAAGAATTTTTCTTCCTTCCGCTTGCACTCGGTCAACAACAGTTCGAGACAATTTACTTTGTGGTGCACGAGCAATTGCATTACGCAAATGCGGTAAATCAATTTTGCCTGTTTTGTCTTTATAAGGAAAGTGTCGCAGACTTCTTGGCTTTGTCTTTTTCTCATCATCCTTTTCGCCACCAGGTTCAATATACAAGAACGCTGAATCTGGCAAGTCATTTATATACTTTCCTGTCCATACCGCTTTTACAACTTTTGTAGCAGGCTCAAACAAAATATATTTATGGTCATGGTCTCCGAGCCATTTTTTTGCTTGTGCAACGGTAAATTTATCTTTCGGAAAACGAATCGCCTGCAAAATTGCCGAGCCTTTTGAATCACTTTTCAATGGTCCACCATAAAACATAATTCCTTCTTTTGTTGTTCGAAATACACGAACTCTTAAAAATAATCCTGGTGATTTTATCCTGGCAGAGTGAAAATTCGGGTATGGCTTGAGAATTATCGTCTTCATATTTTGTTCCTAATTAATTCTCTTAAGTTTTTAAACTCAATATCAAGTTTTTTGTCAACATTATCAATAGCCTCTTCTATTCGCTTTGACCGCTCATCACACACATCTGCCCACTGAACATTATTTTTCAAATTATCTATATCACACTTCGAAGGATGGTTTTTTGTATGAGATATAAACCAACCCGCAATACCAATGATAAGAGCAATTACACTTCCTGCTGTTATGTATTCAATCATTTTTTCTTCCTACACATTATCATATTGTTAACCACGAATGATATCCTACTACAACACTAAAACTTACTGTACCTGCTGACAATGTTATTAAAGCTATCAAATCACCAACAGCAGGAGTCGTTGTTGCCGAATACCTATCATTTTTACATTATTCCATATTGTAAATATATGCCACTACCAGCACCAGGATCTGCACTTGGAGTAATATTCAATGCCTCGCCTTCATTAGTAGCAAATAGACATCCGCTTTCTGCAGACCTTATCACTCCACCACCAACACTCATCAGAAAAGGAAATATAGTTTTGTTTGCAGATTGTAATGTGTATGTTACTTCAGCATTCGCACCTATCATTAAACGTTTGCCCCATATTTGTTTTCCTACAACAGCAGCAACCAATTCTACTTGAGTAGATTTACCATTCAAATCTACAAACTTCTGGTGCAGCACAAGATACCAATTTACACTACTTTTTATATCAGTCAAACTCATTTCAAAACTCCTTTAATTAAAGCCTCCCCAGTTCCAAAACTTCATCCAATTGGGCATTAACTTTTCTGTTCCATGGCCTCTATTATAGAGCCACGCCCATTCTTGCTTGTTTAGTATTTTATTGAAAAGTATTACATTGTCGATGAGACCATCAAAGTAACCACTGCCCACCAATCGGCCTATGTCCAGGTCGCTGGCGGTAAATCCAATCGTAGAAGTCCAAACAATAAAGTGCCAGTCTGCAGTAACAGCCGTACCGACTACACCGTCAACATATAAGGTTTGTGTGGGAGGTAAGGCAGAACCTATTGTCAATGTGCCATTAATGATTCGAAGATAAACAAGAGGTTCAAGGCTGATAACATGATCCGTAACATCTACGGCATCAGGGTTTATCCACATCGCAACAGATTTTACACTTTCACCCGTATTACCAACGTCTATACAATCATCATTACCATCAAAGTCCAGTGCATAATTTATTTTACCAGCTACGGAGTGAGCCACTGTTAGAGGAACTCCACCCGGGTCCTTGAGCACCCCATTATGATTGCCGGTTTCATCAACAACGACATTATCGGCAAGTTTATCATTCATTTTGTAATGGGCAATAACTGAATTTTTTAGGTTAACTGACATAATTGCCTTGCAACTAATGCAAGTCCATAGAAAAATAAAGCTGCCATAACAATCAACAATAATATATGACACCACTTAGGCCGCATGAACTTTTCCTTTTCTTATTGGTTTCGCTACACTGTAAAGACAATATCTCAAACCATCAACTGTATGATCGTTTTTTTGCACAGGCACATCTTTAGGATTTTTAGAAGAACTACCGTCTGGATAACGATAAGAAGCCATCTCTCGGCAAGTGTTTCGGCAACTCCTAAAAATGAACAAACTCGGTTTGCCATCTCCTTTAGTTTTGAGTTTGCTTTGTACAAATTCAATTCCTCTTGCAATATCTTTTCTTGCTGGTTTGGTAAATATACCTGCTTTACGTAATTCATTTCTGTCTTCTGCATTTTCTGGATCTGCATAAGAATCTATATACTGTTCATTTTTACTAAATCCTTTAACCATAGTAATGTGTTCTTGAATTCCTGTTTTTGACTTATAATATTCTCTGTAAATATACCAATTGTCATCTTTGTCTTGAGCAAGCCATAAACAAACAAAGGGATTTGTAAATCCAAAATCAAAGGCTCTATATTTTCGCCAGTGTCCTGGAATCTCAAAGGGTTCAATGGTATGTATTTGACGATTAAACGTCTTGTAAACCGCACCATAAAAACTAGCGAACCTACCTTTGATTCTTGTGGCTTGTGTTTCTTCTGCCCAATCATTTATCATTTCATCGATCCGCTCATCTGGAATGTAACCACCATAGCTAATACGATTGTTATTTAAATCTGCATAAAAGACATCATCAGTCTCTGGCAAATCTTCAATTCTTTCTTCCAGAAAAGGTTGCGGCAAAATTGGCGTCATAGTCCAAGCAAGAAATCCTTGTTTGGCTAACAACCTCGCTTGTATTTCATTAAAAATACCTTGAAAGTCGTGGTGGCATTGTTCATCGCAATGACAAGAATCTATTGCACGACCTTGAAAGAGTTCTCTGCCTTGATTAAAAGCTTTAAACTCGATTGTATGACCATTTTTCAGCACAAGTCTTCTTGGTACACGGTCTTGCCCCCATCTGATATTTGCAATTTGATGTTTTGGAATAAACTTCTCTAGGTATTCTGACCACAAAATATCACGGACTTGTTCCCAACTTTCGATTGCTACCCAGTGAGTTCCTTTTGGAGTTAATCGGAAGGGGTGTATATCCAAAGCGAACATGGCGAGATCCATCATGTTTGTATAAGTTTTGCTGGATTGATTACCACCAAGTAACCATCGAATGTCTGCTTGAGATTTATGAAAATCTCTTTGGGTATCAGCTAAAGGCTTATACTCTGCAACCATCTGTCCTGTCCATTTTATTTCCGTTAATGTTAACATCAACTTTCTTCTAAATTAGAATAATAGCCTGCATTCCAATGGTAACGATGAAGCACTGTGACTGCTCCAAATACAATTTTCTCAAAAAGAAAATATTCTTCATTCTCAAAAACCCCCTCCAAAGTATCTGGTTGCAAACCATCGTAGTAACCATCAGCATCAGGAGGAGGTCCTACAGGATCGTGTGCGAAAGCAATGTCTTTGCCTCCATTAATACCAATATAAATAACTTCAGTTCCTTTGAATGTCTCTGCAACATTTGTAGCAGTAATAGTTATCCAGCCATCATAAGGATTGACAACCACTGCATCTATATCATATTGCCCATCATATTTCTTGGATGATTCAATTCGAATAAAATCGCCTACTGCAAGGCCAATTGTATTCATAGGTATCTTAACCTGTCCACCACCCAAAAGCGATACAGCGAAACCAGTAGCATTAGCCGTTACAGTAGCAACATTCTCCACACCGCCTATTTTAAGTGTTTCCGCTGCCTGGAAAACATTGTCTTGTCCACTTATCTCAAGCAAACCAAGTGCAGTGCCTGCCTTCCAATAACCGCTTTGCACACTAACTTTACCAACAAGGGCTGTAGCACCACTTGTTTCTCCTTCAATAATGTCTCCTGCCGATATCTCTACTCCGCCTTTTACAGTCTCTGCCCATGTTGGATTATCTGTTGGTGTGGCACTGCTACAATTCATTGAGAGCATCGGTGTATCACCAAGCGCAGCAGCAAATGTCCAAGTACAAATAAGTGTTGTATCCGGCTCATGTGCAGCCTCTGGTGTAATGTCATCTACCGCAACTGTACCAAGCAACTCAAGTGCTGTTTTAATTTGAGCAGTGGTTGCATTAAAAGCTATTGGAGCAGTTGTTTCACCTTTGTATGTTAACGTAAAAGTACCAGCTGTCAACAAAGCAGCGAGAGTTGAAGTTTGCACCTCTTGTGTCCCACCACTTGTGAATGCCAGAATACTTGCTGGGTATCGAGTCTTACCACTAAAAATAGATGCAGTTATTGCTGCTGTATTTAATAAATCACCGCTCTCTGCATCAGTAATTTCTGTCGCTTGTAGCAACGCATCACTACCCATAAAAATTATATTCTTTTCAGCCATTGTTAATTCTCACATTGAAAAGTACTCAATTTTCCTTTTGTCTTTGGCTCTGATTTGAATTGACCTCCTATAGTTACATCAGACCTTATTTTGCCAATGACAGCAGGATTACTCTTCAACTTGCCACAAGTAGGCACAATAGAATAACAGCCACTTTGCCATATTCCAATATCGACACATTGCCACAATCCTATGTTTGTCATAATTTTTATAAAGTTTGTATGCCTGTTTTCAAGCAAGGCGAGTTAATCTTCAATTTGAAATCATTATTAACCGCATCCTTGAATAGCGGGTCTGCCTCAATTATGCTTGATAGCTGGCGAGTTATTCCATTGATAGAGATATGGTTTGTCATCTGAATACCAGCAAGCGTCCACACGCAGGAATTTACCAGAGCATCATCGCTCACGGAACCTTGAGCGGCAGCAGAACGAAACACAAAGTCATTCGCAGCCGCGGGTATGAAGATGTTGTTATGCCCCATAGCTACTCCATAGGTCGCATCGTTTGGATAGAGACACCTATCCGTCTGGCCGTAAA